GGAATAATTTTACACTTCTTTCCAGTCGCTCCCAAATCTGCTATAGCTACTAAGAACCTACTAGTCCCAACTGCACTTTCATGATCGGTGGTATACAAAAGTTGACCAGCTTTATTTCTGTCAAAATAGATATAGGTCACTCCTGTCATAGTTCCAGTATTACCTGCGGCAACCTGACCAGATTTGGAACCGTCTGAAAAGAACATTGTGCCAGCAGTCCATGCGGCGGTGTCATTGTCTGTGGATGAGAACACTATATCAGTCACAGGGTTTAGCATCATCCCCAAATCCGACATGTTATTTCTAACCTGTTGGACAGCGTATGAGGAAAGTCCTAAAACTACTTTCTGTAAAAAAGAATTAAATCCCAAATCCCTATATGTCACTCTTTACTCTCCTTCTTCTCTGGAAACTTATCCAAGAACCCAACGTCCAGCGAGTGTACTTCATATAGATTGTTCTTGCTTGTCTCTTCTAGCAAAAACTTAATTCTTTTGGCTGACTCGCTAAATTTTACTAGGTCTGAAAATCCGTTGACTTCTCCGAGAGACTTCCAATCCCCAGAGTCAACTCTGTATTTTACTTTTAGTCCACTTAACTTCTCTCCATGCGCCCAAAGTTCTCTAAAGTCGTCAATATCTTTTGGACTCGTCCCGTAAAACCATGGGGTTTCAATAAATGCGGAGAACGCCGTACCATTCTGCGAACCCGACTCAAACATTTGAAATACCTCTCCGTCATCATTTCCTATAAATAGTTCCTTACCAGTGGATTCCGTAAAGATGTGCATATCCGAGACATTCTCTCCGAGGGACATTCTTGTCCAGTTGTTTTGCAGGATGTTGTAATCTAGGACTATATTGGTAAGACTTCTGCCATCTACTGTGACATCTCCGATGTAAATGTAAAGATGATGACCCAAAACCTTCGCTTGTATAGCAGATAGGTTGGCGTTGGGGATGGCGTCCCAATAGTCTTGAACCGCAAGGCTGATTTTAGTTGCTGTTGCGCCATCAAAGACATACATACCATCGTATGACGGAAAGAAGGTATATGTGCCATACTCACTGATGCCGTCATGCGAGACACAGCCGTGACCTGTCACTTGATACCTAGCGTCTGCCAATGTAAATACCCAACAGGAGTTTTGAGCACCCACAAACATGTTCTCTCCGTTTTTACCTACGCCTGTAATCACATCATCAAAGGTAATCCACTCGTTTGTGGTGTCCCAAGTAATTGAACCGCTATCTACTAGAGACGACCTGTAAGCCCTGCTAATGTAGGCAGTTGCACCCACCACAACATTTAGAAGATAAATTCTTTGTCCAAAATCTAGGACATACTTGGCTTTGGGGGCGGAGGTTACATTGGTAGAAGTAGACCAGCTAGACCCATTATAACTTCTAGTGGCATCAGAGTGGTTACAAGCAAAGAGAGTATCTAGTGCTGGAGAATAGGCAAACCTTACCTTTTTAGCCACCGTAAGAGATTGAGATTGAGTTGTCCAAGTTCCGCTTTCATCTATGTAAATTCCAGCGTTAGACGAACCGTCAATAGCTACTATGTGTTCATGCGTTCCGTCTGTCCGTTGGAAATCGAACCCACCAAGCATATTTTTAGAGGCTGTTATCTGGGCGTTCTTTAACTCATAGTCCCCCGTCTTTTTTAGGACTCCTATCTTTGAGGTAGTAAAATTCTGAAGTTCTAAAAGTTCCCCATCCGCAATGAGAAACGGCGAGGTATTCCTATTTATCCCTCCAGCTGTGTAAATCGTTGTAAATTTCAGCATAGTTAGTCATAATCGTACAAATCCGCACCCGTCTTAACTTCTACATGGTCTTTAGTCATCTGCTGTCTGGATTGAGAAACAAACTCTACATACTCTCCCAAAGAGTCTCTGTAGAGAATCTTAAATCCAGTTGCTTTATCTGGGTCTTTCGTAAGCCATGCCTTGTAAAGTGCGTAGTTAATTAGGACATCTCTAGCCCCATAAGGAAGTCCATGTTCCGAGGAGTCGGAGGTCATTGAAGTAGGAAACGCCCAATACCAAATAAACGCCCTGCCAGAAGTCGTAGGGGTAGGTCTTATCACTAAATCTGCACCTCTGATAGCCACATAGGGCGAGGTCTTATAGTATGTCGTGTCGGGTT